TTCATTTTTAACGGAAAGCGCAGCGCAAGGTGTTTCCCGTCGTCTTTCTACGGTACCGCATAGTTTCGAAGTCGGGAAAACTTGGGTCTATTTTGCCCACAAACACGCCGTAACGCTTGAAGACGGAACAACCGGTCCGGGAATCTTCGCCGCTTTTTGCCCGACCCGGATTGAATACGTCGTTACCGGGAAGGAAACGGAAGACAAATTGCAAAGGTTAATTCGCCGTGGTTTTACTTTGGTTCACGTAAAACCAAAACAGGTTGATTTAATAGAAGGGGATAAATAATGAAACCAATAAAATTTCGCGCGTTTTGGCCCGGTGTAAATAAAATGCGGTATTTTACAAAAGCGGAAATTACAGTCGATAGCCGTAAACGTTGGGGATTGTTTTTTGCCACCGACGAAGGGTCTGTATTTATGGGTAATGCAAAAGTAATGAATTTTATCAACTTGAAAGACCGCACCGGCCGCGATATTTACGAAGGGGATATTTTAAAATTCAAAACCGGAATTGCTGTTGTTATCTGGTGGAATTATATGTGGGCGGTCGAATCACCCGGCAGCGAAGCAATAGACGAAATCGATTTGAAGGAATGGAATTCATCGCTAATTATTGGCAACAAATTCGAAAATTCCGAATTACTTGAATTATAAAATATTTGTTTGTTATTTATAAAATATTGACTATTTTATTATAAACACTTTATTAAAACTGAAAGGGTAATTTATGGCAGAAATTGAAAATATAAAAAAAGCGGTTGAAAATTCCGGCCGGTCATTAAACGAACTTGCGTACGAATACAAAGTATCGGTCCCGACGCTTTACAAAGCGATGGCCGGTAAAAATTCGTTTCAACCGCGGGTCCGCCGGCAGCTTGAAAAATTGGTAACAGATTTTAAGCCGGCGTAATATGTTTGGGCGTTTGATAAATCGTTTTATTGCCCGCGTTGACCGGGATTTGCGTTTCCACGAACAAATATTGGAATTGCAATTGCGAAATGCGCGTTTAAAAATAATGCTGAAAGAATTAAAACGATATATCGTTGAAACGTCTCACGATATCGCCGGGGAAAAATTCCCCAATCCGGGACAATGCCGGCTAATTAATAAAATTGAAGATATGATAAAAGAAAATTGAAAGGGTAATGGAAATGGGATTTACGAAAGCAACAAAAACAAAAATAAAATTGCGCGGTGCAATTTTCGGTCCTTCCGGGTCCGGTAAAACAATGACAAGTTTAAGAATTTTAACCGGTATGGGATGCAAAAAAATTGCCGTTATTGATTCAGAACGTGGCAGTTCTTTAAGGTATGCGGACCGGTTCGAATTTGACCAATTAGATTTAGAAACTAAACAGGTCGAAGAATATATCCATTGGATAATTGAAGCTGAAAAAGCCGGTTACGACGGATTATTAATCGATTCACTTTCTCACGCATGGTCTAAAATTCTTGAATTGGTGGACCGGTTGGCAAAAACCAAATACCGCGGAAATTCTTTCCGGGCATGGGCGGAAGGGACACCGCTTCAAAACGCGTTTATTGATTCTGTAATTGGTTTTAATGGTCATTTAATCGGAACAATGCGTTCAAAAACGGAATGGGCATTAGAGCAGAACAGTAAAGGAAAAGTCGCACCGGTCCGGGTTGGACTTTCCCCTAATCAGGGTAAAGAAATCGAATACGAATTCGATTATTTATTAGAAATGAATCCGGAACATTTTTGCACTGTTATTAAAGACCGTACCGGAAAATTTCAGGACAAAATAATTGACAAACCGGACGAATCATTCGGAAAGGCAATTTCTGATTGGTTATTGGAAGGTGTGGACGCTCCGGAAAAGCAACAGGCGCCCGCATATCCGCCGCAACAACCGCAAGGACAGCAACAGCCGCCGTATAATCCACCGCCCAATGAACCGCCGCCGCCCAATAACCAGCCGCCGGCACCGGGACCGGGAAGGCCGCCGAAGCAATTAACCGTACCAAAAATTGAAGCAAAATACAACGAAATGTTGCAGCGCTGCGATACTGCCGAAAAATTCGATTCGTTGGAAATGTGGTTAAATAAACAAGGTGCGACGCCGCAAGAAATGAAAAATGATTTACAAGCGCGTAAAATCAGGTTTAATGAATTGGATTTTCCGTATGGAGCAAATGCGCCGGCCGGGCAAGGTGTTTAAATGGTGCATGAATTAAAAGTTAATCAGCAATATTGGCCTGATTATAAATCAGGCTTAAAAAACAACTCTTTACGTAAAAATGACCGTAATTTCGCCGTTGGTGACGTTTGCGTTTTCAGATTATGGTTAGATGCTAAAGAGCCGGAAAATTCACATTTTGTTTTAAATGAAATGATTGTAAAGAAAATTACACACATTTTGCACGATTACGATTCCCGGAATTTAAAAGCCGGTTATTGTATTCTTTCATTAAAAAACGTTTAACAAAAAAGGTAATGGAATGAATGATTTAAACAAATTTATGGCAATCGGCCGTTTTACTCAAGACCCAAATTGCCGGTCAATTCCAAACGGTGACCGTGTTGCCGATTGGTCAATCGCTTGCAATTGGAAGCGCGGCGAAAAAGAAGGCGTCGAATATATTAATTGCGTTGCCTTCCGGGTAACAGCCGAATTAATCGAAAAGTATTGCCGGCGTGGTTCGCGGGTTTATGTTGAAGGCGGTTTGCGTACCCGAAAATGGGAAAAGCCGGAAGGTAACGGATTTAATTATAAAACTGAAATTGTCGTTAATACAATTCAATTTCTCGACACGAAAAAGGATAACGACGGATTCAGCAGCGAACCGCGGAATTACGACGGGCAGCAGCAGAACGCCGGGTATTCCGCACAAAACCCCGGCGGAAATTATACACCATATTCGGGCGCGCAAAACGCAAATAACGGGATGCCGCCGGCACCGGAAGACGATATACCATTTTAACCGTAAAGGGGGTTTGGTATGATTGGAATAAAAGACGTTTTAAAATGCAAGTGCGGCGAAACTGATTTATTGTCGCTTGGGACCGCCGGGAACCATGCTTTGATTTATTATTGCTGCAATTGCGGAACTTCCGGACCTTTGGGCAACGCGGATAACCGCGCCGTTCCATTGGGTAAAATTCAATTTGAAAACCCGCCCGAAGGATTCGAAAGGGAATGTTTACGTAAATTGATTAATAATTAAATGTATTTAAAAAGTAATGATTTTAATGACTTGTCAATTTGTCGTTTAAATTTGTTTTGGATTTTAACTTTTTTGAATATAGTTTGTATTAAAATCTTGGAGATTATCAGAAATTTCAATCGTTAGGGGTCCGGCTTCCGGTTCGCGCGCGCGGTGTCCTCCAAGTCGCCGCCGCGGCCCCGTTAAATCTTGGAGATATTTTGTCACGACCGGAACGAAACAACGTTGATTACTTCCCCCACGAAGTAATCCACGGGAAAAAAATGTTCTATATCCGGGAAAAATACGGGAATGAAGGTTACGCAATCTGGTTTTTAATTCTTGAAGAATTAGGAAAAGCCGACTTTCATTATTTGAATTTGAAAGACCAAATAGAATTAATGTATTTGTCCGGACAGTTGAAAACTACCGAAACCCGGTTATTGGATATAATATCCGACCTTGCGAAACTGAAAGCAATTGACCCGTTTTTATGGGAATCCCGGAGAATCATATTTTCTGAAAAGTTTATCGAATCAATTTCAGATGCTTACGAAAGACGGAATAATAATTGTATAACTTTATCCGGTTTATGTGAACATTTATCAATTAAATACCAACATAAACCCGGTAAATGTAGCGAATCCGGGTACAATAAACCCCAAAGTAAAGTAAAGTATAGTATAGAAAAGGATACTATCTATTCTTTTGAAAAATTTTGGAATGACTACGGGAAGAAAAAGGAAAAGTTTAAATCTTCTAAATTATATTCCCGGATACCAGAAAAAGAACGGATAAAAATAAAAGAACACGTACCCCAATATGTACTATCGACACCGGAAATTAAATTCCGTAAAAATCCGTTGACCTACCTTAACGGGAAATGTTGGGAAGATGAAATCGAAGTCAACGCCGGGACCGAACGTGAACAGGCGGAAAGGGAAAGAATTAAAAGAAATAATCGGGACGCTGAAAAAGCAATGAATATTCCGCCCGAAGATTTATTAAAACCGGAAGAATTCAATTTATTGACTGATTTTAAAAAAATTCAACAGCAACCCACAGAGGAGGATATTTAAAATTGAAAATATTAGACCGGGTAATTCTGTATATAACCGCTTTCATGGTTTTTTGGTTGTTGTTATTTGCTTCACCCGGTCCTGATAATCAACGTTTGATTATGGGTGGGATTGAAGAATTAATCGAAGGGCAATTATTCATTTTACGTGAATTGGATTCCCTTAATTTAAACTGAAAGGAAAATTATATGAAAGCAAAATCAATAACCGTAGAACGGACTAAATCTTTACCCGGTTTTCATAATAAGAAAGTCGGAATAACTATTGAATTAGAAGACGGGGACGTTGCGGAAGACGCTGTAAAAAAAGCTAAAATTTTTGTAGCAAGTGAACTTGGGGAGGTTCCAACGTCTGAACAATTGGAAATGGCAAAAGAAATTGTAGATAACGGCAAATTGTTAGATGATTTGCCATTTTAAAAAAAAAGTTATCGAATGGAAAATGAAGAATTCAAAAACACACTTAAAAAATATATTAAACACGTTTTTCAATGTGAGGGTTCAGACTTTATAGGGATTTTTAATTGGGGGGATTCGGACGTTTATTTTACAGAATGGGAAAAAAAAATTTTACAAAAATTCAGCGAAGAAAACGGAAATCAACTTTAAAAAATGAACATTGATAATCAAATCAAACAAATTGAATCGGATTTAAAAAAAATCTATCCAGTTTATTTGCTTTATAAAATTTTGGTTTTCATTTGTTTTTTAATGTCTAAAATCAATTATGGATTATTGTATTTATCGGGTTATTTAAAAAATATTGAATATTATTTGAACAAAAAAAAGAAAGGGTAATGGAAAATGAAAACTTTAACTTTTGATTTAGAAATACGGAAATTGATTCCGAGCCGACGTGAAAAAGTAAACCCACGGTTCGAGTATTGCGGCGGTTGGAACGATAAACCCGGTATGGGTATTTCGTTCGGCTGTGCTTATTTGGATTGGTTGGACGAATTCCGTTTATATGGTGAAGAAAATATAATGGAACTTGTTTCCGATATGGGCGGCGCGGAAGTTATAACCGGGTACAATATTATTTCTTTCGATATGCCGCTATTATTCCAAACCGTTTTACGGGTCACCGGGACGGACCAATCAAAAATTTTCAAAGATATTTACGAACGTATATACGACCCGTTCGCGGACATTAAACAAGCTATCGGGAACGATTATCCGAAGGGTTGGACGTTGGATAATGTCGCCGGGTCGTTCCTTACATTTAAGAAGAACGGGGACGGAGCAGAAGCGCCGAAATTATGGCAGCGCGGCGAATTGGCGAAGCTTGCGACTTACGTTATTCAAGACGTAAAAGTGGAAAAGGAACTTTTCAAATACGTTTTGGTTAACGAATCGTTACCTAATATTCAAACCGGGGAAACGGTCCAATTGCCGGGAATTAAAGAACTGAAAAAGAAATTTAAAATTGAAACGCTTGCGGCGTGATATGAAAAAAAATTCTTACGGTAAATGTGGCGCGGGATTGGGCGAAATTGCGTCCGGGTCCCGGCTGCGGAAAGATGTTAATTATTTGTGCGGCGAATGCAATTATAAAAGGTTACTTTCTAAACAGGAAAAACCCGAAACGCCAAATGTCTTGTAAACCTTGCCAGAAAAAAGAATTAGAAACCCAATGTGACGCGTTGGCGCGGGAATTGGTATTTCTCCGGGACCGTTTCCGCTGCCGCCGTTGTCGTGGGGAAGGTGTACAATGGGCGCATTTTATCGGCCGCGCTAATTGGGCGGTTCGTTGGAATACGTTTAACGCGTTATCACTTTGTAACGATTGCCGTAAATGGGCGCACAAATACCCGCTTGCGTTTAAATCATTTATGGTAAAAGAAATTGGAATCGATGATATTAATAAATTAAACGAAATCGCCCGTACTTATTTTAAACGCAGCATCGAAAACTTGGAAAGTATAAAACAAGAATTATTAAGGGAATTTAACGGGTTAAAAAATGGATAAATTACAAGCGTTGGAATGGGAACGCCGGCAATTGTTGGATGAATGGCGGGACGAAAAACAGTTATTAAATGCCGAATATAAATCGAAATTGGACGCTATTTCAAAACAGATTAAAAGCCAAAAACACGTATTCGCAAATTCAAAAGCACGAAAGGTAAAAAGCGTATTAAAAAATATTAGATAAAATTCAAAAACGAAAAGGGGAAAAAATGCAAACAAGTTTATTTAAAAAGGGACTTCCGGACCTTCGGGACGTCCCATTATCAAGGCCGGACAATCCGGAATCTTCAAAAGCGGCGGCCGCTAAATATCAAAAAAAATCGCAGCGCGGGAAATGTTGGATAATGTATCGATTAGTTGTCCAATTTCCCGGATTAACATTTATGGAATACTGGAATAAATGCGGCGGGTTTTTGCAAGAAAGAAAATTTATTAATTCAGTCGATGTATCCCGACAATTACACGTTTTGAAAAAGAAACGTTTAATATATTCCGAATGTACGCGCGAATGTAAAATTACCGGTAATCTATCATCGGTATTTTACCCGCAAGTTGAAATCGGGGTAAAAAATGGTTTGTGACTTCTGTAAATCTGATTTATCAAAAGAAAATCATACAATCGATTGTCCTTTGCGCGGGGAACCAATAACAGATTCAGCCACGGTTAGTATGTTTTTTTCTAAAGGTTGGGAGTGCCCGCGTTGCTCTCGGATATTTTCACCAGTAACAGCGGAATGCAATTATTGTAATGAAAGGTTGGATAATGGAAATTGAAAAAATACGCAATGATGTAATAGAAGAATTTAAAGAACGCGCCCCGTCTTCCGACCTTGCGGATATTGAAAACGCCGCCGATGTTGTAATTAACGTTATAAAAAGGAACGAACGTAAATCAAAACAAGAATATTATTATATCGGTTTAATGTTTGATTTACGGCAGCGGGTCGCAAAACTGGAAAAAGTTTTTAATTCACACTTTAATTTGTATCACTAAGCGATTTTAGAAAAAGGAAAAACAAAATGTTAAGAATTAAAATGACCCGCGTTTATCAGGGTTCGGAAGGTACGTTCGGAGTTATTCACGACCCGGACGGAATCCCGTTTGCGTTAACGGCTGAAAGACCTTGGAAGAATAACGAACGGTCTGAATCTTGTATTCCGTCGGATGTGTATATTTGCAAGCGGATAAATTCACCGACGTTCGGAAATACGTTCGAAGTTACAAACGTTCCCAATCGAACGCATATACTTTTCCATAAAGGAAACGTCCCGATTGATGATTCAAAAGGTTGTATTTTAATCGGCGAACAATTCGAACCGCTTTCCGGAAAGATGGCCGTATTATCTTCAAAAAAGGGGTATGGTGAATTTATGAAATTACTTGAAGGTGAAGGCGAATTCGAATTGGTTATACTCAATTCGTGGACCTTTTAAAATGTATTACGAAGAAAAGCCGCCCGAAGACGCGGAAGCAAAAGCGCGGCTTTTTATCGTATATTCCGCAATAGCTGTTATCATTTCACTTTTAATTTTTTGGGGGAATAATGCCAATTGATGAAAAAAATAAATTACCCGGCTGCAATATGTATTTCGTCGGGTTGAATGAAACCGGAAATTTTGTTTACGCCCGGAAAGTCGGTAATCGGGAAACGTTTATTATTATAGACCTTACATTGCGTGATTTGTACGATAAATGTTTCGACGATGCAAAGAAGCGCGCGGAAAACCCGGTCATTAAAAAACAACGTTTGGAACTGCGAACCAAGTTTAATTCGCAAAAACTTTTATCCGCGGATGAAGCAATTAAAAACATTTCTAAATGATACCTTTTCGACTAATAGCCGGGCAGCCGCGAAAGCACGAATCGCGCTGCGGCTATTGTGTCGATTTTGATTTCTGCAATCAAAAGAAAGTTAAAAACGTTCCATTCGATTTAGATTATTGTGTATGGCCGCAATATTTACGTACATTTCGAAGACGGCATCCGCGGCCGGGTAAGGGTAAATGAAATTCCCTTTTCGGCCCAAACCCGCCGCGGTTGACCGTTGCGAACCGGCTTTAATGTTTGGATATGTTGTCGGATTAATTCTCGGAACACTTTTCACCTTAATTGGTTTTTATATCGGCGGTTTATGGCGTTAGACCGTAAATCCCTTGAAGCATTAGCCCGCGCCCGACTGGAATTAAAACGGCGGGATTGTGAAAACTCTTTTTATGAATTTGTAAAATATTTTTGGGACGTAATAATTCCCGACGAATACGTTGAAAACTGGCATTTACCGTATTTATGTAATCGATTACAATTAGCGCTTGAAAATCTTTTATCAGAAAAACCGCAAAACGATTTAATTATAAACATTCCCCCCGGTACCACAAAATCGACAATTTGTTCAATAATGTTTCCAGCGTGGTCTTGGGTTAAATCGCCCGGATTGCGTTTTATTACCGGGTCATATGAATCAACATTAGCAAACGGAATGTCTGTTAAATCCCGAGATATTTTAAAATCGGAACGGTTCAACCGGCTTTGGCCCGACCTAATCGAATTTAAAATCGATATGGATACAAAGACCGAATATTGGAATACGAAGGGCGGCGGCCGTAAAACTTGCAGTGCCGGCGGTAATATAACCGGGTTTCATGGTCACGTTATTATGATTGACGACCCGATAAACCCAAAGAAAGCGGCTTCCGAAGGGGAAAAGAAAGTTGCAAACGATTGGTTCGACGGGACGTTATCGACCCGGAAAATTTCCAAGAAATTAACCTTAACAGTTTTAATAATGCAGCGATTAGCTGCTGACGACCCGACCGGCCATCTATTAGAGAGAAGAAAAAATATCACGCATATTTGCATACCGGGAGAATGTAAAACGCTTGATAATGTGTCCCCCCCGGAGTTAAAAAAATTTTACAAAAACGGTGTAATGGATGTTAAACGTATGGATTCCGACGTTTTGGAGGATATGCGCGTACAAATGGGAGGAAAGCAATTCGCTGGTCAAGTATTACAACACCCGGCCGCAATAGAAGGGACAATTTGGAAGCGGGAATATTGGCGGTATTATAAAGAATTGCCGCAAGGCCGAATATTACGAAAAATTCATTCGTGGGATACCGCATTTAAAAAAGGGAAAGAAGCGGCCGACAACGCCGCTATTTTCGCGAATCAATATGAAAATGGATTGTATTTAACCGGTATATTTTCCGAAGGAATGGAATTCCCACAATTAGACGCACAAATCAGGATAGAAGCCGGCCGGGATAATCCACACGCCGTTTTAATAGAAGATAAAGCGTCGGGAATTGTCTTATGCCAAGTATTGAGAAAAGAAACCACAATTCCAGTTATTCCGATTAAGCCGGAAGGCGACAAAGAAGCGCGCGCACACGCGGCGACACCGTACGCGGAAGCGGGAAACGTTTATTTACCGTTAAATGCGCCGTGGGTTTCGAAATTTGTTGAAATTATGGCCGGTTTCCCCGATATTAAAAACAAAGATATTCCGGACGCTTTCAGCCAATTGATAAACTGGCTAATAGTGCAGCCGGCAAGTAAACCGCGGGTATTCTCGAGGAAGCATAAATCAAAATCAAGGTTTTAAAATGTTGGGAAAATGTCCGAATAAATATTGTGATTGCCGGGACCACAAATATAATTCCGGGTGTGAACGGTACCGAAATATCACAAATTGCGAAAGACGAAAATTATACGTTCGCCGGTTATGGTTGGAGAACTGGAAACAATTACAAAAAAGAAACACAAAAAATGAAATGTGAAAACTTTTTGTGCCAGCGAAACGAACCGAAAAACAAAAACGGTTGTGATGCTTACAGGATGATAAACAAATGCAATTACCGGGAAGGGTTCGAAACTTTGAGGGTTTTAATAAAAATGCAATCAATTATGAACCGGAAAAGAAAATCCATAATTGAAAGGTTTGGGAAAAATGGAACACGGCGGAATAGTTAAACATAAAGGCGAACCGGCGGTATTAAATCCGGGGGAACGCGTATTAAACGCAGAGCAAGCGAAAAAGCTTTCTATGGATATCGCCCTAATAAATGCCAGACCGGCAAAAAACACGATAAAGATTAAAATTAAACCACGTTTAAAAAGTAATGAATTGATATTGATAAAATACGGTTTGAAAAAATTCTTTAAAAAAATATTTCTCCCGTTTGCGTTTAGTTTATTTTAAGGGTAGATATTAACTCAAGGGGAAAGAATGCCCGAAGACAAAAACAAAAAAACCGGAAAAAATGTTACTACTAAAATAATAGCGTCCCGCGAAACCGCAATCGACGCTTTTACTTCTATTGGGGCGCTTTTAAACCCGGACCGGGTATTAGAAAAACTCGGCTTATCGCAGCATGAAGCGTACAAAGACCTTTTAACCGACGGACATTTAACAGCGGTGCGGGAATCCCGGTCGGCTGCGGTAAAAGATATGGATTTTGGAATTGAACGCGGGAAGGGGTCTTCCCGGCAGTTTAAAGCCGTAGAACAGATTTTCGATAATTTGGATATGGACGCGTTTATTGATGCCGTATTAATGGCGAACGATTGGGGAATGTCCCCAATTGAGGTTGTTTGGAAAGCAAAAGATAATTTTATCGTTCCGGTCGATTTGGTAGCAAAGCCGGCGCGCTGGTTTCAATTCGACGAAGAAAACCGATTGCGGTATTTATCAACTAAAAATATGACAATTGGGGAAAAAATCCCTGATTATAAAATTTTACTTCCCCGGAATCGTCCGACTTACGATAACCCGTATGGGGACGCGCTTTTATCGAAATGCTATTGGCCGGTAACCTTTAAGCGAAACGCTTTTAAATGGTGGAATGTATTTATTGAAAAATACGCTATGCCTTGGATTGTGGCGAAGGTGCGGTCCACGATAGACGAAACGGAAGCGGATGAATTGTTGGAAAAGCTTTCAGAAATGGTTCAAGACGGGGTATTACTTATTCCGGATGACGATTCGGTCGAATTCAAAGAACCGGACGGGAAGCGGTCTTCGGAAATATTTCAAGGATTGGCGGAATTTTTCAACAGCGAAATTTCCAAAATATATTTGGGCGAAACGTTAACAACCGAAATTCAGGACACCGGCAGTTATGCGGCAGCAAAGACCCAACAGGGGACAAAAGACGAACGCCGCGACGCGGACGTTATCAAAGTTGAACGGACAGCAAATCAGCTTATTTCTTGGATTAACGAAATAAATTTTGCAGAACCGAACGCGCCGTATTTCAAAATGTACGAACCGAAGACGATTAACAAATCGCAAGCGGAACGGGATAAATTGTTATCTGATATCGGGGTAAAATTTGAACCGTCGTATATTTCAACTACTTACAATATCGACGAAAAAGATTTTCAAATCGGCGACCCGGCGTCCGGTGGCAATCCCGGTAATACTGGCGGCGAACCGTCCGAAAATTCCCGTTTTAAATTATCCATGTTTTCAACGTATCCGGACCAAAGAGAAATAGACGAAGCGGTTAACAATCTTTCCGCGGAAGAATTAACCCGGCAAGCGCAAGGGATTTTAAAACCAATCATTGACCTTGTAAATAAGTCGAATTCATATTCGGAAGTATTGGACGAATTGTTAACAACATTCCCGGAAATGTCTTTCGAATCCGGGGAAGAAATGATAAAACGCGCAATTTTCGCGTCGAACGCGTACGGACGGATTGCCGGAAACGCTGAATAAATGCCAAAAAGTGATATAAATTTAAATTACGCAATCGGACTTCCGCCCGAAAAGGCTATAAAATATTTCGAATCCAAGGGAAATAAAATCACTTGGGATTGGCGCGAACAATTGCAAATGAATAATCATTTAGCTTTTACCGTCGCAAAAGTCGCGCAAATGGATATTTTACAGGATATGCGGAAAGGAATTTCCCGCGCTTTAAAAGACGGAATAACGTTCGATAAATTCAAAAAAGAATTATTACCCCGTTTGGCTGCTAAGGGTTGGGCGCCAAAAATGGAACGATTACCAAACGGCAGAATAAAGCAATTAGGCGCGCCGTACCGGCTTAAAATCATTTATGAAACCAATATGCAATCCGCGTATAATGCCGGACGTTGGCAATCTTTTGAAGCAAATAAAAACCGCCGGCAAATATTAGAATATGTTGCAATCGTTGACGGTTCGACCCGCGCGTCGCATCTGGAATTAAACGGGCAGCGCCGCCCGGTTGACGACCCATTTTGGGCAGCCTACGCGCCGCCTAATGGGTATAGATGCCGCTGCCGGCTGCGGGCGTTAACAAACATTCAAGCAGACCGACGCGGCGGATTAAGCAAAGGAAAACCAAGGGGAAAGAACGGGAAGATTATTCGACCCGATAAAGGCTTTTCCGGGAATCCCGGAACAAAGAATTGGCAGCCGGACCGGAAGGATTACGACGCGGATATATGGAAAGCGGGTAAAATGTTAAAACCACCGCCGCCCGTAAAACCGACACAAGCCGGTGATGTTGCGAAAAAGTATCAACCACAAAAGACGGTAAAGGCTGCGGAAAAATGGGCGACGGACAATAATTTAGCGGATACCGTCCGTTATAAAGGTTTGGACGTTGGGACCGCTAACGCGATTAATGAATCTGCATTTAACCATTTATCCCGGTACCCACAAATTCGAAAACAAATGAAATTTTTAGGGTCTAATCAGGAACGACAACGGCATTTTATCAAAGCAAATTTGGATAAAGAATATGCGCGCTGGAAAGAAAAATTGGAACGATTAGGGATTAAAAAATCAGAATCACAAATGATGAAAGACGCGAAAGGTTTTTTGCGTCGAATAATTGGTCGTAGTTCCGGGGAATATGCGTTGGCGTCCGCCGGTCGGTCCGGGTATGAAGGCGCGGCGGGAATTTCTGTTAATAGTAAATTTGGAAAGAATTCTAAAACATTTTTAGAATCTTTACAGCGGGACACTAAATCCGGTTGGCATCCGCCCGGAACAGATTCAATAAAAGCGGTTGTCGACCACGAATTCGGGCATATTATAGATTATCGTTTAAACTTCCGGAAGTTACCTTCTTTTACCGGGTATTATTCCGGATTGACTACCAAACAAATAAAAGATGGTTTAAGTAAATACGGGGTCGATGGCGGAGCGCCGGAAACAATCGCGGAAGGTTGGGCGGAATATATCAATAACAAAAAAGCGCGGTCAATTGCGGATAAAATCGGCCGGATAATGGAAAAGGAATTGAAAAACACGAAGGGGTAATAATGGACTATCCAGAACCGCAATGCGGTATTTGTAAAAATAAAATTTGGGAAAAAGGAAAAAGGATTTGCCGCGCTTTTCCAAAGGGAATACCTGACCCGATTTATCATAGCGAAGTAAAACACGATAAACCGTATCCCGGCGATAACGGAATACAATTTGAGCCGGAACAATGAAAGACGGGTTACCGCAAAATATCGCCGACGCGTTCGGAACAATAAAAAGCCCGCTTCAAACTGGACACCCGGCCGGGACTGTTTGCGTTTGTATGATTGTAAAAGATGAAGCGGATAAAATTTATTCCGCTATCAAATCTGCTTTATTGTTTGCGGACCAAATTGTTATAAACGACACAGGGTCCACAGATGCAACATTGGATATTATAAAAACATTCCATGCCAACGAAGGCGCAAAAATACAATGGTATCAAACAGAATGGAAAGACGATTTTTCCGCCGCCCGAAATTCAACACTTGAAAAATCCTGTTGCGCTTGGAATTTATGGTTAGACGCGGACGACGTGGTTTCGCCTGAAATGGCAGCACAAATAAAAATTTTAAAATCCGCACCGTTGGACCGCGCATTTTCTTTCACAATTAAAAACACAAATCAATTTGGATTACCGGAAGCGGAATTTATGCAAATTCGAATGTTTCCGAATCATCCGTTAATTTATTTCGAAAGACGTATTCACGAACAAAGCGTTTACAGTATTGCAAAACTCGGATTGTATGTTGTTTATACTAAAATATTTTTAACCCATACCGGGTATGATAACCCGGAAAAACGGAAACTAAAACAAATTCGAAATCTTCGATTAATGGCGCAAGAAGACGGCGCAAAATCTGATTATTCTTTGTTAATGGCTCAAGGTGATTCACACTATATATTAGGGAATTATAAAGAGGGTTTGAATTATTTTCATTCTGCAAACAAAATTGAAAATTTAGATAAAATAAACCGGGACGCTTATTTAACGATTCCAAATCGAATTGCGAATGGTTACCATTTGTTAAATGATTATGAAAACGCCCGAAAATGGTATATTGAAGCTTATAAAAGATTTCCCGACAACATCGAAAACGTTTTTCAATTGGGGAAGGTTTACGAAACCTTAGAAAATTTTGAAAAAGCGGTCGAATGTTATAATCAGGTTTTAAAGATTCCAAAATTAATCAATTCGCACGTTTTAAGGTTTGACCAATGCCGTTTATATGCTTTTCATTATGCGACGCGTTTATTAATGAAAATGGGTCGTAATCGGGAATGTTTAGAACTGTTAAACGTAATGCGGGATTTATACCCGGATTATAAATTAGATTCGGAAGGGGATTAAATGCCGATTCGAGTAAAAATAAAAGACCGGTCGTTTACTTCCGCGATTAATCAACTTAAAAACAGGGCGGAAAACCGCCGGCCATTAATGGAAAGTTTATCTGGAATAATGCACGATGCAGTTGAAGAGAACTTCGAACAAGAAGGGCGGCCGGCATGGCAAGATTTGAAGCAGAAGACTAAAGACGCCCGCGCCCGGAAAAACAAATGGCCGGGAAAAATTCTTCAAGTTTCCGGACAATTGGTTAATTCTATTCAATCCCAAGCGACCGAAAATGAAGCCGTCGTATTTACGAACAAAGAATATGCCGCCGCGCATCAATTCGGATATGAAAAAAATAATCTTCCCGCGCGCCCGTTTCTTTCAATTCCAGACGAAACAATTGAAGAAATGCGCGACGAAGTAATCAGTTTTTTAACCAAAGGGTTTCTTTGAAATTAATTGATTTTGATATAGAAGAATTACCTGAATCGTTAAAATTGATTGCGGAAACAATCGGCGTTTATCAAACAAGAAAATTAATGGAAGTAATGGCCGGCTCCGTTGTTCGCTTTCCTTCGGTATTGCCGCCGAAAATGATTAAAAGATATATCTTACAAAATTATAACGGACGGAACGGCTCAAAGATAGCCGCGGAACTTGGTGTATCCCGCGCGACGGTTTGTAACTACTTGAATAAAAAAACGGCTTAATTTGAACAGCAGCAATCAAGCGGTGCGATTGCAACGCCGGCGGCGGTTTCGTAAACGACGAATTCTTTTCCACCGTACATTATGGACCGGGTCCGGCCGGCGTCGCCGTCGGCGTAAACAAGACAACCGGCAAGAAATAAAGCCGTGAACATTCCAGCGAAGAAATAAAATATTTTCATACCATTACCTTTTATTTAAAAAACCTTTTTATCAATTCTTTTACCGTTACGTAATACGGAACTTTTTTCCGGAATTGTTCCTGAATAAAATTTTGCGGAAAATCTTCAATCGAACAATTATACGCTTTTTTTAAATGCCGGTTGATTTCGTGTCTATATTCCAATTCAGCTAATACCATTTTATTTTCCCTTTTCTAATCGGTTAATTAACATCCGTAAATCGTCGTCGGTGTATTTTGCAAACGGATTCCCTTTTAAATCAATTTCTTTTCTGTCGACCAATTTATCCAACATTTGAAAAAACAGTTTTGCGGCTGGTACATCTCCGCTTTTTGCTGTTATGGCAAGGCTTGACATTATATCATCAAACATTAATTCATATTTTTCGATTCGTTCGGATAACGGCGTTTCTTTGATTCTTTTTAAATGTTTCTTTACTGCGGTCGTTCCCAATCCTGAATCTTCCGAAAGCTTTTTAATTGTTGGTGGCCGGCCGTGGGCGGTAATATGTTTCGCGAAAGCTTCGCAAACAATCGCATGGTTAAATTCTTTGTCCATTCTTGCCATAAAAAACCGTCTCAAAGTGTCTATTTCTATTATAAATTAAAAAGTTTATAAAAACTGTAAAAATCAGGCTTGATTTTTTACGTATGATTGCACTACCTTAGAAGTCAAAGCATTTCACAACAGGAAATCGGGTAATGAAGTATTTTAAACTTAAATCTTTGACATTTTGGGCGGCCGTAGCGGAAGCATCCGTAAATTTGGCGCGGGTTATTGGTTTCGATATCCCGGTGCAAGTTGACGGGATAATTGCTTCCATTGGGGCCGTAGGATTGCGCGCAGCAGTAAATAAATGAAAAAAGAAGTTTTCAAAGCTGGCAAATGGACCGATTCCGCGGGACGTACCCGCAAATGGACCGAATCCGACGTTGATAAAATGATTTCCGCTTTCAATCCTTCCAATCGGGAAATACCAATGGTTGTTGGACATCCCCGGACGGATTCCCCGGCTTTCGGTTGGGTTTCCCGGCTTTGGCGTGAAGGAAAGGGACTTTGGGCAGAATTTAAAGACGTTGTCGGGGAAATGAAAACCGCAATTGATAAGAAGATGTTTAAAAACACTTCTATTTCTGTTAACCCGAAAACCTTTCAAATAAACCATATCGGATTTTTAGGCGGCGCACAACCGGCGGTCCCCGGACTTGGAAAAATTCAACTATCCGCGGACCCGGACGATTCGGTTATCGAATACGGCGCGGAATTACCCGCGGACCCGGATTTTCCCCTTTTGGAAAATACCGATTTTTTTAAATATACCGCAGAACACGCCGACGGAACGGTCGTACAATCGCTTGTTTTTTCAAAAGACAAATTCCCGACCGAAGAAAGCGTCCGGCAGTGGATTACTAAAAACCCGCAATTTAAATTTATCTAAATATGCCCGGTATTGACGAAACACAAAATAACTTCAGGGTCCGGCAGCGCGACCCGAAAGAATTTAACGAAAATTCGTTCCGAATGATTCGTTTAACCGACGGTGTAAAAGCGGTTATCGGAAAACTTAAAAACAACAATTTAACCAATGGGGTAAATAAAATGGATTTAGAAAAGAAAATCGCCGACTTGGAAACCGAACTTTCCGCGGCCAAAAACACCATTTCGGACCTTGAAGCGAAGGTAACAGAAACAGAGAAAACCGCCAACGACGCAAACGAAAAATTTGCCGCCAAAGAAAAGGAATTCGAAGATTTTAAAAAGGAAATCGAAACCAACGAACTTTCTGCGCTGAAAAAAAGCGAAGAAAAATTCGTCGACGACCTCATTGCAGAACACAAAATGAAGCCCGCCGACCGGGATTTCAATTTGATTGCCCTTGAAAAACTCCGCGACGCCGACGATATCGAATTTACCAACAGCGAAGGGAAAAAGGAAAAGAAGACCGCCAAACAGGAATTCATGAACCGTCTTTCAGCAGCCGAAAAGGTTGTTCCGGAAGGGGACAACTACAACGACGGCGCGGACAATGACAGAAGTGCAAAAGATGCTAAACTGTCAAAAATGGCAAAGGACCGGGCAAATGAAAAGAATATTTCCCTTGCAGCCGCAACGGATGAAATTCTTTCGGAAAATCCTGATTTGAATTCCTAAACGGAAAAGCGAAAAAATAAAATTTATTGAATAATCATTTAATTTAAGAGGTAAATAAAATGGAATCTTTAGGTAAGGTAATATCCATTCCCGCCGGGGCGGACCTTTCGTCCGCTACCGAAAAATTCGTGGTAATTAACAGCAGTGGAAACGTTATTCTTCCCGATGCAGTAACAAAATTACCCGTTGGCATTTTGAAGAACGCGCCCGTTACCGGCGAAGCCGCCGAAGTTGCTATAAATGGAACTTCCCGCGTTTGGCTTGGGGCTACACTTTCCCCCGGTGACCGTGTAAGTACCGGAGCAACAGGAAAAGCCGTTGCCGCCGCTTCCGGAAGTTATCCGATGGGCATTTTGCAGAAAGGCGGGGCAGACGGTGAAATCGGTGAAGTAATTATGGGGTCGCAGACGGTCGACGCGTAATTGAAGGTTTAACCAAAATTTAATTTAAAAAAGGGGTTTTAAAATGCCAGACGTACAAAGACAAATAGTCCGCGGCCATGTTCAGGACTTATCAATAGCGTACCGTAACACAGGGTACATTGCGCCCGAAGTTTTCCCGCACAAGGAAATCAAGCACGGAAAAGCGAAAGTAACCGTTTACAATCGCGGCGACGCTTTCAGGGATGAAGCGCAGAAGCGCGCTCCCGGTACTGAAACAAAAGCCGGAAATTGGAAGCTTGACACTGTAAACGTTGATTCCGAACAGTATTCCCACCTTGAAAAGGTTACAAAAGAGGATTTGCGCGCTGCCGGGGTCGGGGTTGAAACGGTACCCGTTGACCTTCAGATGGAATCAGTCGAAAGAAACGCCGACAAACTCGATTTGAAAGCAGAACTTTTGACCGCTAATAAGGTTTTCGGTTCAACTTGGGTTGACGGAAATTTGGGCGGTGAAGATGCCGACGCGAAGTGGACCGCTTCAACTGGTAATACTTTTCTTGCGGACGTTGACAAGGCCATTCTTGCAATCAAAAACGCCGGCGTTCCGCGCGACAAAATTCGCCTAATGATGGATGACACAACTTTTCAGGGAGTTATCCGCGTTTCCGCCGTAACCGCAGCGCTGAGTTATAACGCAGTGCTGCCCAAAGCGCCCGGATTGGTAATTACCGCCGATATGCTCGCATCCCTTTTGACGCTGGACAAAGTCGTTATCGGTTCCGCTATTTACAATAGCGCAAACGAAAAACAGGACGGAAGCGATTTCACCGGCGTTAATATTTGGGGTAGCACGAAGGGACGCGCTTTCCTTTATTTTTACCCGCCCCGCTTGGGTCGGAAAGTAATGTGCGCCGGTCTTCAGTGTTACGAAAACATGGAGAATAATAAACGCCGCGTTACTTACAAATGGTATGAAAACGCGAAACATTCTTGGATGTTTGAGTCACAGGAAGAAATGGGACCGGAACAGGTTTGCGCTTACGCCGGCTATGCTTTCAAAGACACTCACACAACCTGATTTTATTTCTTCGTGATGTATGGCTTATATTACGGAATCCGACGTATCGAAGGTTTTACCGATTCAGGAATTAGTCCTATTAACGGACGATTCCGGGTCGGGAACCGTTGATTCGGCGAACTTTAATCAATGCGTCGCTGATTCCGAAGCCATAATAAACGCTTATTTACGGCCGCAACATTCGGTCCCCCTAACCACACCTGGCGACCTAATAAAGAAAATCGATATTGAATTAACGATTTTCCATTTAAATAAACGTCGCGACACAATTTCAGAAGCGGTCCGGAATTATTACGACGACAATTTAAAATTACTGAATAAAATATCTACCGGGTCAATAACTATTAATGACCCGGATTCTTTCCGTAATACCGGCGGAAGGATTCAAAGTAATAAATCATCGACGTCTAAAGTTTATACGTCGTCCGAAATGGATAAATTTTAAATGGATTTATTAGGCGCTGAAAATGATATTATTGCAAAACTTTCGACCGATATAACAGAAATTCCGGTCCAAAGTTACCCTAATACACAAACGGAAATTTACCGTATTTTACAAAAAGACGGCGCCGCGTTGGTTCATTATAACGGGTCCGCGTATCAAAACGCAGACGGCCGGCGTTCTAAAAAAGTGGTTCAACAGCGCGTCGCACAATGGGCAGTAATATTGGCGTACCGGGGAATTACCGGTCCAAACAAAACGACGGTCCGGTCTTCCGCTTATTCATATTTAGAAGCAATCCGGCAATCATTAACCGGTTATACTGTCAACAGTTTAAGTCAATCGGAAGTTATGCGGCCCGTCCGGGATTCGATAATCGCGCAAGACAAAGACAAAGGCGTTTGGTTTTACCAAATGATTTTTCAACACGCTATCGATGAAGTGGAAGACTATCAATAATGGCGAATGTCCCGAAAATACGAATAATAAATAAGATTAAAGAATTAATCGCCGGAATGACTATTTCCGGCGGTTATTCTCGCGACTACGGAACCGTTGACGAAGACGACCCCGCGTCTATTGTTTTTCCGGCTACGTGGTTAATATTTCCGGAAGACGAACCAATCGACGAAGATTTGCGCGTAATAAATCGGGATACTGTAATTTTACCCGTTATATTTCGCGTGGTTATAAGCACAGCGTCCGACCTTGACAAAGAATTAGGCGACGTAAACGGGGACTTTTCAAAAATGTTTTGCGATAATCACGATACGTTGCGTTCGGAAGGGATGATATCCGCTGATTACGGCGGTGAAGCGACACAGTATAGATTGGTAAAATCATATCCCGGCGAAATAATGTTATCATATTTATTGAAATATCGTTGGCAAAGAAGTAATCCATATTTAACCTAAAGAGGAAATCAAAATGGCTGAAGACCCAAAACTGATAAGAAAGGCGCAAGTATTAGGAAAAGTCGAAACGACTGCCGGGACCGCCGAAGCTTTGACCGCGGCCGATGGAAAATGCCGTATTCTTGAAGGCGGCGGATTTGAACCGGATTTGCCCGTTGAAGCGCGGGGAATTGCCCGTTCAAGTTTAACCAATCTCGGAAGCCTTCCCGGAATGAAAGCCGGAACGGTAAATTTTCGTACCGAAGTAAATACACCCGATTCAATCACCGGGTCCGACCTTGAATTCAAACAGTTTTTACAGGGTTCAAGCTTGACCGTTGTAAATGCAAACGGGGTTGATACCGACGGCGTTGTCGCGGGTGGTCCTTTTGTCCGTGGCGAAACGGTAACGGGCGGAACGTCTTCCGCTACCGGTCGACTTCTTAAAGCGTTTGCAAACGGTGACGATATAATGTACGTCGAACCGATTTCCGGGACGTTTTCAAGCGGTGAAACATTAACCGGCGGAACTTCCGGTGCAACCGTGGACACTGACGCGGTCGCGGTTCATTCTGGATATGTGGTTAAACCTGTTTCAGTAAATCAGGATACTTTAACCGTTGAATATCAAGAAGACGGTTACGCGTGGTCCGTTAAAGGCGCGATGTCAAACATCGTCGGAACTTTCGAAGCTTCAAGGCCGGGATATTTTGACTTTAATTTCACCGGTCCGAAAAGCACTTTCGGCGACAAAGCGTTAACAACCGGCATAACTCGCGATTCAGAAGAACCGCCGATTATGCAATGTTCCGAAATGACAATCGATTCAACAACGCTTGTTTTTCATTCAGCTACCTTTGATATGGGAAATAACGTTGTACACCGTATTGATGCGAACGCTTGTGATACGGGAATTATCGCCTATTGGATTTCTTCCCGCGAACCAAAATTAACGGTTTCGTTTGAACACGTTCCCGCGTCGGTATTCGATACGTTCGCCAAACTGGATTCAGCGTCAAAAGTACCGGTATATTTTCGGGTAGGAACAACGGCCGGGAAAACGTTTATGTTTTTCGCCGACCTTGCACAGGTTGTTAACATCGCACCCGGCGACGCGGACGGAATCCGTACGTTAGACGTTGAAATGATGTTGACGGGCGCGGCCGGCAGCAGCGACGACGAATTCGAAATGGTTTTCATTTAATCAATAAACAAGAAAGGGTAATGGTAAAATTATGAAAGCAGTATCAGTTAACAGTACAACGGATTACATTTGTAAATGCGACCGGGGGTTGCCTAAAGAGGAACAAACCGTTTTTAAAATCCGGTCGCTTTCCGTTGAACAAGAAGCAGTATTGGAAGATGCTTTGGGACAAGTTAAACAGGGCGGAGATTTTGCGGTTAATCTTGGAAGTCAAGCGCTTTTAGCTTTAAACCTTGGATTGGAAAACGTCGAAAATTTAACCGGCCCGAAAGGAAAAGCGGTTAAAATGGAACGGGACGAACGAAAGGCGTTATTGAAAGGCGGCGTCCGGCCGTGGAAAGATGAATCATTATCGCAAATTCCCCGCGCCGAAAGAAACGAAGTCGCGCAATTCATTATTAACGGCGGCCAATTAACGGAAACCGAAGCAAAAAACTAATAATCCTGTCGGCCCAATTTATCGGTTTCGCAAAGCCGGGTCGATGGGAAACACTTTGTTTTGCGTGTAAAGGTGAAGGTTGCGGCAAATGCCGGAATATTGGATTAATAAGGTTCGAAAAAGCGCCGACGATAACCAAAGACGGCGACGAACTTTTCCGGGCGTTTGCATGGATGCAAAATTACAAGGTTTTTCCGTGGTCCGGCGGTTGGATGGAACAGCCGGCGAAGATTATTCGGGGAATAGAATTTTGCAATATGGTAATTTCCCGCTTGCACGAAAACCGCGCGAAGCAAAATCAGGAAATGGAAGACAAGGCGAAAGCGTTGCAGCGTTTATATCGTAGCTAAAAGGTTTAATTATGGCAGACCCAAAAATTCAAATTAGCGTTGATTTAAAAACCCGTCTTGCACAGCAATATTCGCGGATTGCCGGCCGGGTTAAAAATCAATCTGCCAGAATTAAACAAGCTATTCAATCCGTCGGACCCGCGGCGGATAAATCATTTAATCAAGTAACGTCGGCAGCCGGGAAAATGTCAACGTCAATAAAAAATTTTGCTGCCCAATTTGGACCGGCAGCCGCGGCCGTGGCGGCTTTGTCTTTTGCGGTTCGGGGTTTAGGAAAAGCCGTCGATTTTGTGCGAACGCGAACGGAAGCGTTTCAAGCGTCAATGTCAAAGATTCGGGCGATTGTTCAACCGACGGCGGCCGGATTTGACCAATTGACCGCTAAAGCAAAACAGCTTGGAGAAACAACCGCGTTTTCAGCTTCCGAAGCCGCCGAAGCTTTTACCGAACTTGGAAAATTGGGATTCGAAACGAATCAAATTATAGCGTCTTCCGCTGAAATATTGAATTTGGCTGCGGTCGCACAGACTGATATGGCAACGGCCGCGTCCGTTACCGCGGAAACCTTGAATTCGTACGGCTTAAACGCCGAAGATGCCGGCCGGGTCACCGACGTTATGGGAAAATCCTTTTCCCGGTCCGCTTTGGATATGACCAAATTTTCAGAATCAATGAAATTTGCGGCACCCGTTGCCGGGGATTTGGGACTTTCCATCGAAGAAACAACCGCAATGCTTGAAACGCTGGCGAATGCCGGAATTCACGGTTCAATGGCGGGTACCGGGCTGCGGCGCGTAATGCTTTTACTTGCAGATGAAACAAGCGCGGCCGGAAAAATTATTGGATTGACCGCAAACGATACCCGGACATTTACCGAACGTCTGCAAGCGTTGCAATCTAAAAACCTTTCCCCGGCGCAGATTAAAGCGACTTTCGGATTATTAGGAACGACCGCGGCTTCTATTCTTTCTAAAGGTACCGAATCAATTATCAATTACACCGCGGAAAATGAAAAGGCCGCCGGGTCACTTCAGAAAATGGCTGATATTATGTTAGATAATGTCGCCGGCGCGACAAAGATTCTCGAATCAGCACAAGAAGGACTGGGACTTGCAATCGGGGAAGCTTTCGGGGCAGCGAAGCAAAGGCGAATTGAATTTTATACCCGTTTGATTACGTGGCTTAAAGACGCTGTATTAGCGAACCAACAACAATTCCGGGAATTCGGGGAACGTGTTTCCGAAGTATTAAAAACGTTTGCGGAATTGGGAGCAAAAGTATTAATCCGGGTAATCAATAATTTCGATAAATTAGTCGGAATTGCAAAAGTAATTATTGCGGTTCTTTCCCAAAAAGCACTTTTCGCTATGGTTGGCGGGATAAAAGCGCTTGGAATGGCTTTTACCAGCGCCGCGACGCGTGGACTTGCATTCAAAAACCTTTTAATCGGTCTTCAGCAAGTCGGTATAATGGCGTTTTTAGTCGGTTTACAAATCGCGCTTGACAAAATACTCGAATCGATGGAAGCCGTGAACGAAGCGCGAAACAATATCGATTGGACGGAAGATATACAATTCCTTGAAAAAGCTTTGGAATTACGGCAAGCGTACGAACAAAACGAAATCAGAATTGCCGCATTAAGGCAAAAAGGTATCGTTTACGGAAGCCAAGAAGAAAAACGACTAAACGAATTAATTATTAAAAATGCCGAATTAAACGACCAATTCAAAGAGCGAACCGGGTTTAATTTTTCGGAAACTATCGCCCGTAGTTCCGGGGTTTTACAGGAACAAATCCGATTAATTAAGGAACGGCAAGCAGCCGACAAAGAAGCAGCCGACAAAGCCATTTCAAACGCCGAACGGGTAAAAAAAACCAAGATAGACGGCGGAGATATAACGCAGCCGGGCGGCGGAAGCACTACCGACGAAGACGCAAAAACGCAAGAAAGGGCGGAAAAAGCGTTGGCCGCGGCTGCCGACCTTCAAAACCGGTTGGAAGTACAAAGACTTGAAGGTTTGGAACGGGAAAAACTTCAATTACAAATGTGGTATGCGGAACAAGCACAAATATTGCTTGAAGGCGGCGAATCTTTGGCGTCGTTGGATGAAATCCGGGATAAAAAACGGGCGGCAATCCATAAAAAATATATGGACCAAATAACCCAACAGGCGAAAGACCAATCCGCCGCCGAAATTGCAATTCAAAGACAAAAACTTTCGGCAATTTCCGGTATTATGGGAGAATTTGCCGGGGTTTTGGAATATGCAGCGACAAAAAACAAACAATTTGCCGGAGTATTTAAAGCCGTTGCAATCGGGGAAACCATAATTAATACTTATATGGCCGCCCAAAAGGCGTATAATTCATTGGCTGGAATACCCGTCGTCGGTCCGGGATTGGGCGCAGCGGCCGCCGCTGCTGCCGTGGCGTCCGGATTGGTCCGGGTCGCTAAAATCAAAGAACAAAAATTTCAATCCGGCGGGTTTTCCGGTTCGCGCGATACGGTCCCGGCCCGTATTACACCGGATGAAGTCGTTTTAAATAGCCAACAACAAAGAAATTTTATGGCAATGGCTAACGGTATGACCGGACAGCGCGGCGCGCCGGAAAATATTAATATCAATATCACCGCGCCCGGTGGCGACCCGACAGTTATTCGCGACGCTGTATCTGATGCAATCAATGATACGTATCAAGAGAGAGTACAGCGTTTTTCAGAAATGGAACTCGAAGTCGATACCTTAAACGTTGGTAATGCGTAAAGATGATTTGGGACGAATCCGATATCGTTTATACGCTTTGGGGATACCGACCGTTAACCACGCCGGCGACTAAATGGATTCGTATATCTAACGGGAATTGGCGCGCAACGGACCGCGGACCTGTCGAAGATATTTATGAAGCGGATATCGTTTTTCGTGGTCCTGAATCCGAAATGGTAACATTGGCTGAAGTTTTAGACGCGAAAAGAACAGTTTTTAATGTTCAATGCGGAAAAGGTGAAGAAATATTCGGCGCCGATATTGATTATTCAGATTTAATTGTCGTTACTGTTGTTCGATACGGACAAATGAAAAGAGCCGGGAAAGCTTTTTGGTCTATTCCGCTTAAACTACGATTACGGGGTCCGGAATTTATCGGCTCTGCTTCAATGGATAATTTACGGCTTGCGTCTTTCAATTATACCGCGGATTCTAATTATGATATGACAAAATTATTCACCTACGAAGGCCGGGCAAATTATCTTCGGTCTTGGGTTGATACTGGTATTTTTTCAGCAACTTTCAAACAAACATTTGAAGAAATGAAAGCAATCAGGCGTTATTTATTAACGACCGGTCGGACCGATGCGGTACCGTTTCCGGCTTCAATTGGAGTTGATAAACCTTTTGGGGAACGTATGGGGACCGGACCTTTTAATTGTCGTATTATCGATTGGAAGGATTCCGGGCGGCCGGCGTTGGATGAATGCAACATATCAATAAAATTTGCAAGGGAATTTGAGTAAGGGTTTTGTATGGGTGAAGTTTTAAGGGATGAATTTTTACAAGTTACAAACGGATTTGGTAAAAGATTAGGTAAAAATGAAACGGACTGCGCAGCTATGCAAGTAAACATCCAAAACAACAAAGAAGATATTTCAGAATTAAAAATTACTGTAAAAGAATCAACGGAAGAATTTACAAAACAAGCGAATAAAATTTCACGGTCTGTTATTATAGGCGCGGTTCTTTTGGGGCTTTCATTGGTAGTTAAAGAAATTGTTTTGAAATAAACAAAAACCGATTTTTATTTAAAAATGTCAACAAAAACAAAGAAAGGGTAATAAAATGTCAACATTAAACGAGCTTACCACGGATGCAAACGACGACGTTACAAAACGCGTGAAGGTTTCATCTTCAAATGCTGCATATATTAATCAGGTGCGGGATGTTTTCTCAACAAAACTTCCAGCAATCAAGGCGGAAATACAAGCGAATATAACCACAATTCAAAACGCAATCGATGCCGGAAATCCTGATTTTAACCAATCAATGATTGACGAAGCAAACGCGGCAATTTCCGTAATTGATAAAGCAATTGCCGGGGCAAACGCTGCCGACGCTTAAAGGTGATTGAATGACATTTCCTTCTGGTTGGCATCGAAAAACACCGATAGAAATTAAGTCGTTGACTTACGTTGATAGTAATTTAACGGATTATATTTTATCGGTTACGCACGATAGTTTACCTTCGGAAATTTGGTCGGGTGTTCATAAAGCGTTAAATGATGGCGGCGACCTTCGCGCGTCGTCTGATTCTGCCGGTTCGGTCCCATTGAATTTAAATGTTATTCGTTGGGACCAAACAAACCAAAAAGCATTATTGGAAATTAGAGTACCGACGGTTAATTCTGCTTCAAATACAACCGTTTATTTATGGTATTCGAAAAGTGAAGAATCGCAACCGGCCCGGACAGATGCGACTTATGGAAGCGATGGCGTTTATCATTCTGACGTTGTCGGTGCATGGCCGTTAAATCAAGATACCGGCGGGAACGCATTAGACCAAACATCAAATCAAAACGACGGAACGCGAATTGCCGGACCACAAAGTTTTGATTTTGAAACTTCCGCGCAATCAAACCCAAATATTCCATTTTTGGGTCAATATTTAGACGGGAGCGACGACCGGTTTAATTTGGGCGACGATTCCAGTTTACAAGCGGTTTATAATGAACCGTGGTGTATCACTTTAATTTTAAATATGAATGGTACCGGTTCAACTCAATCTATAGTTTCCCGAAGGGGTACCGGTTCAGATTATGAAGGTTGGGAAACTATGATGCAAGATTCCGGGGATTATTTGCGTTATATGCTGGATAATGGCACTAATGATATTTACGCGGACGGGGCAACAAATTTAACAGATGATGATACTCACCATATCGCTTTTATTTACGACGGTTCAACTAATGGTACCGGCATTTCAATTTATATCGATTCCGTAGACGATACCAGCGTACAAGGCAACACCGGGTTAACAGCACTTACGAACACGAATGATGCTGCTTTAGGTGCGCGGAAAGGTAATGCAAGCGACCGGGATTTAAACGGTCGTATGGCGCAAGTAAAGATATTTAAAAATGAAATATCGGCGGCTTGGGTAAAAGCTGAATATAATATGTATTTCAACGCTTCCCTTTTTTCCGTTCCTCAAACGTCCGTAAATGTTGGGAATATTTTTCCCGATGATTACACATTAGTTGCTGCACTTACAAGCCAAAAAAAAATACTTCCATCTTCCCAATCTGATTTTAGTTGTTTAGTAAAGACCGAACAATTAAACCATAAATCGGTTATTCGTAATGGCGGTTTATGGGCTAATATTACCGGTTCCGGTGGTGCGCCCGGTATGGTTCGAATGTCAAGCGATGAAGCCGGAACGACGGAAATTCCAATAGAAGTTGAACGATTAACTAGCGGGGAAGGTGACGACGAAGCCGCAATTTGGTTTAAAACTAACTTATCTGCCGGCGGCGGTGATACTGCTTTTTTGTGGGTTGTTGACGATGAAGACGAAACCCCAAGAATAAAAGATTCTACTTATGGACAATTTAACGTATGGCCGAATTTTGCCGACGTAAAACATTTTAACGAAACGGGAAACGGTACAACCGGAGAGTATAAAGACAGTACGTCTAACGAAAACCACGCGACCGGCGGCGGCGGCGACGCTGCGAAAGTACCGTCTAGGGTTTCCGGAATTGTTGACGGTGGTCAACAGGGCGACGGTACAAACGATTTTATACAAAATACGCAAGCCGTTAATTATCCGGTCGGAAGCTCCGCGCGAACAATTGAAATTTTCGCAAAATTATCAGATGGAGCGTCCGAAGACCCGTTCGTAGGATATGGTAAAGACGACGCCGGGGAAAGAATTACATTGGCTCAAAGAAGTTATGGAATCGGTATTGCTTTTTCTTTTCATTTTTGGGGCGATACACAAATTCGCACCGGTTGGACGCACGTTTTAGCAACTTTTGACGGCGTTGGTAATCGAACAGATAGTTTTGAAGTTTATATCGATGGTTTACGCGTTTCGGAAAGTAATTTATCAGGTTCAAATCAAACTTTAAATACTGATATTGGGAATACCGGCCGTTTTATGGCTAATTTATTGTTTTCTACATACATGAACAAAGCTATAGACGAATACCGCTTGCATACTGTTTACCGGTCCGCGGATTGGGTTTATACTAATTCTAAAATGATTAAAGACCCGTCGGATTTATGGATTCCGCAAGAGGGTACACCAAATTTAAAGGGAAATTTTAACGAAAATTTCTTAGGGGGTTTTCAATAATGGAAATCGAAAAGATTGTAAAAAATTCTGAAGATGTTTCAAAACTTTTCGCTGTAAGTGAAGGCGGCGTATCAATAGACGCTTTCCGTTTATCATATACAAAACAATTGTCTTCAGACCCAACAGCTTTTAGTGTTTCTGAATCAGCAATGTCTGCGCTTGCGTCAATCTCAACTGGACACACGGACAATAAAGGAATTTTCATGTCTAGTTCTAGTATATCACCCGCAAGTCTTTTAATGCGTGTTGATATTCCCGACGCCGCTTTTACTGGTACTTACGACCGGGTTGCCGTTTCTATATATGACGACGAAGACGATATAAAATCCCATCGACTTTTTGAATTAATTGATTTTGAAGACGAAAATAAAAAAGGCGGTTACCACGGGTATATATGGTTTAATGATGCAAGCGGCGCGGCTGGAAGTGTTAAAGATAAAAACGGCATTGATACGAATCCTTGTAACACGTGGTCTGATGTTATCAGTTTAATTTCATCGACAAAAATAAATGCCGTAAATGTTGCGCGGGCGGATTCAACAATAACACTATCTGACAATTTCAACAATAAAAGAATAACCGGAAAACCATATTACGAATTAGATATAAATACAAAACAAATGGATTCGTCCTATATTGAATATGCGCGGATTGCCGGGACGGAAGCCGGAACCGGTAATAACGGTTCCGTCTTCAATAATTGCGTTTTTGATAATGCTAGTTTGTATTTTGACCACCGAATTTTCAATTCGTTTATTGAAGGTTCGTTAACTATGCAAAACGGTTGCCAGTTAATAAACTGTCGACCGCATTATTTTTCTGTTGAAGCTGTTTTGGATAACGACAACAACGGCGGTAATTTTTCCGTTTTGGGTTGGGAAGGTGATATAAAACTAAATCAATTTGGCGGCGGTGTTTCCGCGACCAAAATGATTTTAACCGGGCGCGGTAAATTAAATTTAAATACTGCCGGCGCTAATCTTGAAATTTGGGTTTATGGTGATTGGAAAATAACTAATCCGGGAGACGCTACCGTTCACGATAACGAAGACGTTGAAGGAATACCAAACAATGTTTCAACTATTTTAAGTGCTGCCCACGGTTCCGGTTCATGGGAAAGTTATTCCGGAACTGTTATCGATGCTAATTTAATTTCCATCGATGGAGAATTAACCGCCGGGAATAATGCGACGTTAAATTTAAAGAAACTTGATATTTTTAACCCGGCCGGTGATTCGGTTTATATTGGGTCCGGTTCGGGTGGATATGGAATCCGGGTTGTTGGTGATACGACCGGCGCGGGCGTACGCATTGACGGCGGTAATGCTTCCGAAGGTTTGGTAATTAACGGTAATGGTTTTGCCCCGGCCGTTCAAATAACTGGCGGTGCAAGCGGTGGCGACGGAATAGATATTGCAAGTCAAGGCGCCGGAAACGGAATCGACGTTCACGGCGGAACGGCCGGAATAGGTGTTAGGATTCAAGGCGGAACAACAGACGGAAACGGAATAAACGTTTCAACTACGGATGGAATCGGCTTAAACATATTTGGAGCGGGCGGCAAAGATGCGGTAAATATCAACGGCGGCGCTGCTGAGAATTCAAATGGAATTACCATTACTTCCGGCAGCGCGGACGGATACGGAATCCGCGTTTTGTCTTACGGCACGAAAGACGCTTTAAATTTGACGGCCGTTGGTTCCGGACAAGATATCAAAGCAAAAGAAATAGACGATATTAAATCCGTTACGGACCAAAACACGGCCGGCGTAATTGATGTTAATATTGTTCGTATTGATGGAGTAACCGCCGGGGTTACCGGTTTACAGAAGTCAAGCGATACAATAGAAAATTCGACCGCAAAATCAGGCGTTTTAACCGTTAACGATATGACAACCAATTTAACCGAATTGGACGACGACCACTATAACGGATTAGTTGTAAAATTTGTTACCGGTAATTTAAGGCGGCAAGGCGCTATAATATCCGATTACGACGGAACGACGAAGAAAATATCTTTCGAAGATTCTTTAACCGAAGCGCCCGCGGACGGAGACGAATTTGTAATACTTTAAAAGGAACGGGCGCGCGGAAAGGTTGTTTAAATTCCATTACCCGCCGGACCGCGCGTTTCGTTCCCCTAAAATATGACTATTAGAAAAACACAACAATCACCTTTCGCCGTACCAATGCGCCAATACGGGGCGTTCGATGGAAAAACCGGTTCACCTATTACTTTTTATATGGCCGTTGAAATTGAAACCAACGCCGAAAATCCAGACGAAACAATCGGTCTATATTACGACGATGCGCAAGGGAAATATTTTTTCCGTTGGGTTACCGGGCAACCGGGTTATAACGATTCCCATTTACCGCAAGGGGAAGTCGCATCAACGACACGTTGGGCGGAAGGTGTATTAACCAGTTTAAAACAGTTTTCGCCGATTGTCCGTTTAATCGATATCGTAGTACAAGGCGATTATGGGTCGTTGTCGGGTTGTTCTTTCGTAATTCACAACACTAATTCAGACGGTAACCCGTTTTGGTATAAAATATCTATCGACCCAAATTATTTAATTAATCGAAACGTAAAAGTTTATACTGTTTTGAATGATGTTTTTTATCAGGTTTGGGGTGGCGTTGTAGCAAAAACAAAATACAGTGAAACAACATTTCAATTTGACTGTGAAGATAATTATAAAAATATTCATAAAGCAATCCCGCCGGCAGAATTAAACCCGGAAAGTTACCCGCAAATCGACCCGGAATTTATCGGGGATGTTGTCCCGGTTTCTATTGGGGAAGTATTCAAATCAAAAGTAATGGACGTTACCGGTAAAAGCGAAGTAATCTTTTTAGGCATTGTCGAAGGTAGTTCAATCGATATTGCAGCAGCGACCGAATATAACACAGCATCGGACCAATATTATTTGGATATTAAAACACCAAATATTGATTTCCCGGCTAATTACTTTCGCGATTCCGGCGAATTCTTTTTGCGCGTAATAAAAGGAAAAGAAAAGCAAAGTTTAAAAATAACCGACAATACGATTACTTCCGGCGCTGGCGACGATAAAATTACCAGAATGTTTTTATCTAATGCTTTGGCCGGTGTTACGGTTGGAGAATTTAACACGAATTACGATTACGACGCCGGCGGCGCGTTCATTTCCAATGATACTTGGATTTTCCAAGTTTTGAAAATGGACGTTTATTATTTGACTTCAAATAAGCCAATTTCTGAATATTTAGTTGATAGCCAAAATAAACTTGAATTAACCCGGTACAATTCAGATTCCCGGCAATACGACGAAATTTCCGAATTACTTATTTCGGCGACTACGGACGCGGTCGGACTTTTCCCGCACCCGTCGGTCGTTATTCAAAATTCCGATTTGGATATATCCGGAGAATTTAACCGTTTAATTCCAATTGTCGCGCGCGAAGTAACCTTCAAAGATATTTATTGGAATGACCGTCGAATGATTAGCGCCGGGGAATCAACGGAAGATTTCGCATTGCATCCGGGAGAATATAACGATTTAGACCCGACTTCCGGGGGAACGGCAGTGATTAAATGGCTGCCCGCTTCAGCTAATGATTACGTACGGGTTAGATTTAACGTTAAGATGCCACCGACACCGCTTGAAGGGTTCGACCGGCTTTTCGTGGTTCCTTATATCGATATAAATACAAGCGGTTCCGATAATGTTGAATTATCGGTTATCGTAAAAAGTTTTGGTCCATACGGAACAAAGAGTTATCAAACCACGTCGGGCGGCTCTTATCCGGTAGATTTTAGCGATGTTACATTAAATATGCTTTCAGAAGATTATTTCCGTTTAGGAAAAAACGCAGCGTCCGCGCCCGCATCTTCTTTTGGAAAAGCCGTTGCCGGGTCCGCAATTGCGGAATTATTCGAAATTGATTCGTCGATTATTTCAGAATTCAACGACGCAAAATCAATTCGAAATTTCGAAGTACAATTGGAGATTAAAAAAGTTGCGGACGGATTGGACGTTACAACGTTTAAAGTTTTTGAATTTGGTTTCGTTGCTACACAAACAATCAACGTTATTAAAGAAGATATTTTCGTAAAAATTCAGGGGGAAAAATTCGGGTCCGAAAATACAAATTCTGTTTATAATAGCTTTCGGCATTTGCTTGAAAGTTATGACGGTATAACTTCAGATAATATCAATTATGGGAATTTGTCCACGACCCGCGAAGATTGGAGAGTCGGCCGGCAAATATTAGAACGGAAATCATCCGCAGATTATTTAAAAGAATTAGCGCAACAATCTTTTGTTGCGTTGTACCCGACCCGAAAAGGGAAACGCGGTTTGGTAGCTTTCCGGGAGCAATCGGACCCGGTGATTGAGTTTAACGAAAATGAAAATATTATAAAAGATTCAATCACCCGGTTTGAAAAATCTTCTTTTTCAAAGATGTTTAACGATTTCACGTTAAATTATGATTGGAATCCCGGATTAGGTAAATTCAATAAAACGATTCGAATTACCAACACGGACGCGGACGAATTCCCCGGTTATTATGTTTCTACATCTGAAAGTGACCCGACCCGGCTTTTTAATGGCGTTGCGCTGCTTGAAGACCGGGTAACAGCTTATTTCGTTTTTCCTTCCGGGGTTAGTCTTTGGGCGCAGCCGGGGAACGCTATTTCATATATGGGGAACGATGGCGGATTCTATTTTGCAAAAATTACCGCCGTTAACGTTCCTTCAAATATCGTTTATATCGAATATCCGGAAGGGCTGCCGCCGGGAACTTACACGTCCGGAACTGTTTATACTCACGGTTCCGCCGTTCCAAAATGGACGACGTATTGCGCCGGAATACCGGATTATGTTTTAGCAAAGCGGTATTGGGAGGTTTGCAACGCGTCTTATTTACAGACTTTGACAGTTAACCCATTCAAGGCAAATTTAAAATGGTTTCAGGATAACGATAATTTTTCACCGGGAACCGGCGGCGTCGGTAATACAGCATTCCGATATTTGGAAGGTTTAATCGAATGGGCGACACGCTTAAAAGATATTACCGAATTCAAAATTCCGATAACGGTACAAAATATTGAATTAGAATTGATGGCGGCCGCAAGCTTTTCAGATAAATTTTATACCGATAGCGAAACGCGCGTCGGTTGGATAACCAAAAAGAAAGTTTTACCTGGCGAACGCGCGGTCGGAATTGAATTAACCTTAATTCCGACCGACCTTGAATTTATACAAAATATTATCGAAACTGGTTCCGGTGATTATGAGGTAATTGAAAGCGGTTCCGGTGACAATGAAATTATTGAAGGGGGAGGACTATAAAATGCCGCTTTATTACGACGTAATACACGTTTTCGGGACGCCGGCCGAACTGGCAACAAAATTAAAAAACGGAATGATTGGTTATGATACCACGAACGACCGGTTCGCGTTCCGCCGTCTTTCCGACGGGGTAATAAAATATTTCGAAAATGACACCGACCAATCGTTTGTAAAAACCGACGGTTCAACTCCAATAACCGGGGACCAAACTATTCAAGGGGAATTGAATATTAAAACTTTCTCGGAATCAACAACGCCAACACTTGCCGCCGATGGGAACGCAGCGTTTTTTATAAACACATCGGATTCTAACAAGGTATATTTGAGATATCGCCGCGCGTCCGGGGACGAAGTCGGCGTCCAATTAACGTAAAATCGAAAGGGTAATGGAATGAACGAAGAAAATCAAAACCAAATATTTTTACCGGCTAATCTGAATTCAGAAATCGCCGCTTTAAATGAAACGCAAAAAGCAACGTCTGATATTGCGGTACGGCTGCAATCGCTCTATAATGTCGCATACGCGGAAATTATCAGGTTGCGGCAGCGCTGCAAAGACGCCGACCGAATCAGGGACGCGCTCAAAAATACGATGAACGAGCAGCGGGAAAAAATCGAATTACTTGAATCTGAATTAGAATCCTATCAAGGCGCGGAAAATAAAACCGATTCAACATCGTTAAGGATAAACCACGAAGCCGGGAAAAAGGATAATTCCATATCAGATATATTAAATCGGATGGAAAGCGCCGCAAGCAATATTCATTCTGAAATTGAAGTACCGGTAATTAAAACGCCGTAAAAAGGTAAATAAACTGCAAAATTAATGATTTAAAATTCCTTTCCGGGTGCCCGGTCGTTGTAATGGCGGCCGGGCTTTTTCGTTTAAAATCAGCGATTAGAATAATTTTCGAATAATTTACCGGTATTTTTCAGTGGTAAATAATACGCGCGGTCTAAATAATAGTTGTTTTGTTTATAAATAAGTGTTAAATTATTAATAAATAATTCATAAATAACGAAAAGGGAAACAGAATGGATAATTATAATTTTCAGGTTATGACAACGGGTCAATTAAAAGATTTGTTAATCGAATATGCTACCGGTAAAAATCTTTTTTTGGAAGTACAAATCATTTGGGAAATCTTAGAAGAACGTTTAACAGAAACGGAATACAATAATTTCGAAGATTTAATCCAAGAATTGAATTAATGAAATACGCGCATGATATCACGGACCCGGCGGACATCCGCCGGCTTCGTTCGTTCCGGGTAGGACGGTCCGTAAAAGTAAAACCCGAATATTTCAATGCCGGCCGGGGCGGGTCGGTCCATTCCGTTTTCCCGGTTGGAAATCAAATTGTCGTCCGGGTCCAATGGGTCGACGGCGGGTTTGATTTGATACCAATCGAAAATCTTGAATTAAACGAAAGGGGAAAAAATGTTGGATAGATTCAAAGTCAAGTTTATAACTATGGACGGCAGCCGGGCGCGTTGCCCGTTTTGCGGGAAAACGGTTAAAATTACCAAATCAAAAAAGTTAGCGCGTCACGGTTTCAAATTTGAAAGAAGCACAAGCGAATTTCCGCAACACGAAAAGGGTAATTGGCAGCTTAACGGCTGCCCGGCGTCCGGGGTAGAAATTCCAAAAAGTTTACAAAACAGTTAAAAACCATCTAAAACCTAACGAAAAGGGGTAAAAAGTGAACAAAAACAGTAAAAAACAGTACCAAAAGGGTGATTTATGCGACAATTGCCAGCAGCCGGACGATTTCGATTGTTCGAACTGTAAAGAAACGTGGTTAAAAGATGATTTTTTGCATGAAAACGACGTTAAATCGCGGCCGATGCCACCAGACGAGCCGGAAGGTAAGCCAAAAAAGAAAAGAAAAGTAAAACCCAAGGAAGAAACAAAAGTCGAAATTTTCACCCGGTATGATGAAAAACGCGGGTGCGGGTACCGGAAGCCGGCCGGGGTTTATCTTGTTTCGGATGGAATGGCGACGACGTGTAACCGGCTGCCGATTCCATTAAATATTTGTCCATGCTGCGGCGCTGGTGTTAAATTTTCCCGCGGTTTTACTTGGATTCAACCAAAAAAGCTTTTTCCGGAATTGTCCCCGTGTATGGGTTGCCCCGGCTGCTTTTATACCCCATCGAAAGAAATTGCCGGTTTACTTTGGGTTGGGGAAAAATTCTATTCCCCGCATTCATTTTTAACGGAAAGCGCAGCGCAAGGTGTTTCCCGTCGTCTTTCTACGGTACCGCATAGTTTC